TTTGTAAATATGAATCAAGTGATTAATTGTGGAAGTTATAGATGCCTAAATGGGTTCGAATCCCATTCTTAGGAGTACCTAGTACTCGCCCGGATTGGCTTAAGTCTCTAGCTTTTCATTGTTATTGATCTTGTTTCCTCTATTACTTACTTGCTAAGCAGAAAACGGAGGATACGCCCGGGGTGGGCGCAACCTCGTCTTCCTACTTTAACAAGTGGTCTGACGCACTATGGCTTGGCAGCCATGGGGGGTCCCCTGAGAGAATGATACACTCATTCCCACATATGTGAAAAAGCCGATGATCTTAATGCTAGGTCATCACGATGGAAAGGTTTGCAGCCTAACTCCACGTAAAAGCTCGTAGTAGCATATCTGGTGCCAAAAAGTGTTATGTCACTTCAAAACATATGATGGTAATAATTTACCAATATATATATTTTTAAGCAACAATTAACTACCTTTTAGCATTAAGCTATTTGGATCAACTTTTACTCTGTTTTTTTGCTTTTAATGCTGGTATGGGGTTATCCCTTTTCTTATGAAAAGTGGATCCCATGTACAGATTAAGAACACTAAAAACTCCTCCGGGAGGGCCAGAACTGGCTCCCCTGAAGGAAAAAGAGGTTAAAAGGATGGTCCATATAGTTTCCAACTTATGCGGACTAACGAATAGAGAAACTTCAGTTCTTCTAATAATATCTGAGAGAATCCTCTTCATCTGAAAAAATTCAGGTGTCAAGTTTTCTATTCAGTATTTATCGGAATCACTGAGATTAATCTGTAACTTTATCGCAGGGGAAGGTGCAGCGAATCATGCTAATTGGGTGGCACAGTATAGTAATGGAATACCAAAGATTGTCGGTATGAAAGGAAGAAACGCTATAATGCTTCTTGAAAAAGAGGCTTCTAGCGGGTCTCCTTCCAGATTGATAATGTTTGGTAGAGCAATAATTTCTCTAATTTCATTATTCCGGGTGCAGTGTCCGGAACACGTACTTAAGTTCAATACAGTTACTGATCCCTGGAAAGGGACCGGTAGCCTTACTGACACTGAAATACGGCGTGCCTTAACTGCGATGAATCTTGGTAGACTTAAACTTAAGTCTCCAAAGTTCATATGGAGTAATAAATCAGGAGTTAATGCTCGATTTGCATTCCTATCTGTAGGTCTTGACTTGCTTGCGTTGATTAGTAATCCCAAAATCTGGTTAGGAATAATCAAGTACTGTATCCATGTCAAATATATCATCTTCCCAATCATTTTTATACTATTAAGTATTCTTATGATGCCTCTCTGGTTATTCAATTATTGTCGGGAGACTTTCCTTTCAGAAGGTGTTAACCTTAAGTTAGGACGTCTAGCGATAATTAAAGAATTACGAGGGAAAGCAAGGGTAGTTGGTATAACTGACGCTTGGACACAGATGTTGTTTAAACCTCTCCATGATTTAATCTACGACCGTTTAGGGGAATTACCCGAAGACGGTACGAGAGATCAGTTGGCCCCAGTTAGGTTACTCCTTTCTAACTTGAAAGAACCCTACGCTGTATCCGTGGATTTATCCGCGGCAACCGATAGACTACCTGTTGAATTACAGGCTAGAATATTGGATTGCCTAGGATTACCCGGATCAGTGTGGAGGGAAATTCTTGCTAGACCATATGAATATATGGATAGGGAATATACCTACGCTGTTGGACAACCGATGGGAGCTTACTCTTCATTCGCGATGCTTGCCTTGACAAACCACGTAATTATGTATGCTTCTGCTCTCCGAATCGATCTGAAAGTAGAAAAAGGTAAAGGGCTTTACGCCATATTGGGTGATGATGTTGCAATCTCCCGAGGTGACCTAAGCAATGAGTATAACAAGATAATGCAATTACTCGGCGTTGAGATTAATCCGATCAAAGGCTTTACAGGTAAGATCTTAGAGTTTGCCAAAAACCTCTTCCACGTGTCGGGGACAAATCTGTCTCCGATAAGTGCAAAAGTGGTTTTACGAGCATCTCGAGATCCAATCTATATCGTCCCGTTAATCAATGATTATATCAACAAAGGGTATTGGATTATTTTGAATACGACGTTGTCAAACTTAACCACTTTATTGGAAAGTACACACTCTATGAGTGTTGCACAATCTAACAAATGGTTATTTAGTATCCTCGGACCACAATCAGGCTTTTGGTCTTATTCAGAAAGTAATGCAGGCTATGCAGCCTGGCAAGTCCTTTTTGAACAATTCCTAAGTCTGAGAGTGGGGATTAGTCTTACTGACGTTACTCGATGGTACTATAAAGTACTATGGAATAAGTCAAGCTACCCGTTAAGCTCTGTCATTGAGCTGGGTGAGGGTTATTTACGGATTGGTCGTTTTTCACAGAAACCATGGATATGGTCTCCAAAGAAATTCGAACAAAACGTTAAATTACCTTCCCCTGAATACATGGCAGGTTTGACATCTGCTTCCGGATTGGTTATTCTCCTACCGGTGTTGCTCTACTATTATATTTCAGCTTTATTCGTGGGAATCCTCCTTGCCGGAGTATCGAAAATCACGGGTTCGAAAGGTTTAGATAAGGAACTTATTAAAAGTTTCCAAAATCCATTAGAATCCCTGGTTGGAGAGCTGGTCGGAATGATTTTTAATTATTCTGGCCGTGCTCGGGCCTTCCAAGTTATAAATACTCCCCATGAGGGGGTGTTTACAAACATTGGTTGGTTCCAAGGTTGGGTTTCTACAATGCGAATACCGAGACCGATGCAATTACTGAATACAAGATTTAAACGGGAGATGAAATCGATTGATGATGACATGCCGGCTGTTGTTACAGCTGAGCGATGTTTATCAGCCAATTCGAAATTAATGTCCCGATACTTTAATTTAGTAAGACGACAGAGAAGACTCGAAGAAAAAATTAGAAAATTGAAAAAACAGGGTAAAGCCAAATAAGGCTCCACAGGGATGAACCCCGACCTGAGTTTCCTCTATAATAGTTAGCAACCGCTAGGTTGAAACCTTTAGGGTTTTCCGGAAAAAACC